TTCAAGATCTAGCTTAGCTGTTTCATTTCTCATGCGATTACCTTCTTTTTCACGCTGTAATCCCATTGCCTGCTGATATTCCTCACCTTTTTGAATTTTTTCAAGCATATCAGCATAGTCACTTTGCATATTTTGATTAAAATCTTGCATTGCACCATAGCCCGCAGATCTAATTTCAGCTTCAACAATTCTAGCTTCACGATCTTTTTGATTCTCGCTAGCTTCAAACTCCATCTTTTGTTTAGTCTCATCTTGTCTAGCTTTAAGCATTTGCTCTTGCATTTGTTGTTCTTGCTGCATTTGCTCTTGCCTTTGTCTTTCCATGCGCTCATCAGATCTCTTAAGTATTTGATCAACCTCAGCAATAGATTCAGCTTTTAAGATATTACCTAAATCATAGATACTAGCACCTGAAGTATTATTCTGAATAGCTAATTGTTTAAGTTGTTCAAGAACAGCTCTATGATTAGCTTTAGTAGTACAGAAGATATTAAGATCACGCATAAGAAGATCTGTACCATTCATCTCAAAGTTTTTTGTTTCTTCGGTATTAGTAATATATCTAAGACGTAAAGAGGGTTTAGTTGAATGGTAGTGCTGCGCTAAATCTGTACGCATTTGATGTACACGTGGCATCAAGTAATCGGAATGCTGTACAAATAGCATTTCAGTTTGTGCATAGGATCCTGATACAGCTTGTTCAATACCAGTTGCTGTATTAGTTTGACCAATCTGCTGACCCATACGCTGTGGAGTAATACCAATTACTTCAAAAGCTTGTTGTTTAAAATAGTTAGCTAGCTGAATACGAGTCATTAAACGGTTACTTTGCTCAAGGTCAAGCTTTTGATAATGTTGAAAAGCAAGTGGGTTTTCCGTGTTAGTAATAGAAGTATCCAATGGTAACATCTGGAAGTTCTTCATTGCCACATATGCCTTGGCTAAGTTGTTCTTTCCCCAATCTTCTCCTAGTGAGTGACGAGGTAAAGAATTTTGGTCTAACAAGATTACAGTACCAAGTTCATCTACAAGAATATCTGCAATTTGGTTATTTACAATATTATATCCAATTTGATAAGGCTTCATTAAGTCTACAAGAGCTACAGATCTTGTATTACGGTCTGAGAACACGGAGCCCTCTACAGGTAGCTTGCAACCATACAATGAATTATCACCCTTGAATTGGAATTTCATAGGTGCAATATTGTTTTGGTTCATTCCTAAATATATTGGATTAATACCCCCAGGAGATTTAGTTCCCCAGAATGATGGGTGATGCGGGCCAATTTTAACTCCACCCCATACCTCATTAATCCAAATCCAATCTATATGCTCACCAAATACTAAGTTATCTTTACTCTTATTTTTAATAAGGCGGGTATTATAAACTGGTTTATCTACTACTTTATAATCTTCTGTAATAATATCTTGTTGTACTGTACCATCATCATAAATCTTAGTAAGATGTCCTACTTTACGTTGAGATTTCCAATATGCTGTAGTAACACGTAATAAATTAACTTGTCCAAAATCAAAGAAGTCTTCTGTATCACGCATAATCCAGTTAACAATATCACCACCCACTAGTGTGTTATCCCACATAGACGTATACTGGCGGTACCCTAAAGATGGCATTTGCGTATTCCAATCATGAGTCTTAGTACCATCATAGTAACTACCATCATTTTGATAACCCTGAATTGGATAACCCGCAGAACGCACTGGATAAATGGCTTCAAGACTTTCTAATTGCTCTTGAGTCATTAGCCAACCATATGCATCAATAACATCGGCTACCGTCATCATATCAAACTTACCTACCCAACTAGCATCTGACATGTAGCGAATCTCAGGTGATTTATGATAAAATGTAAGAATAGGATTCCATAATTCAATTTGGTAATCGTCATCCATCATTTTAAAGTGCCAGAATTCGCGGTCTGTAATAAGCATATCACGAAATCCGCGTTCTTCTAACTCATCCATTTTAAAGCGCTCGGTATCAACTTGCAATTGATGCTCAGCCCATTGTTCAACCATTGACTTATAAGTCTTACTAAAATAACTTTGTATTTGAGGTAATGACTTAATACTTTCAGGAGACATTGCTTGTTGATATTGCTCATTGTCTTCAGCAACTCCCATTTCAGATAATGTTAAACGCATTTGCTCTTCAGCATCGGCAATAATAGCTTTTTCTAACTCAGCGCGTTTAAGCTCTAACATCTCATTGTAAGATGTTTCATCAACTCCTCTAAATGTTACTCGAGTATTTCTTTTAGCAAATTCTGCTACAAGTGTATTGATTACATTAGGTATAATAGGATAGAACTTAAGTTCTAATGCACTTACGTCTTCTTTAGTTAAAGTTTCAATAAGATCTGCATATTCATTATCCTCTTCTACAATATAATCACTCTTATCTATAATACCTTTTGCAAGCTTATAGTTCTTTAAGAAGCGACGTGCATTTCTACGCACTACCCGTAAGCCTTGCCATTCTAACCAATCAAGGTTCCAATTAGCCCAGTCTTTATCTTTTTTATCTTTAGGTAAAAACTGGATGGGTTGATTAAGAGTACCCATTTTATTGTACTCAACTTTGGCTCCCGCCTTTACCTGCATGGCATTGTATATTTCCATAGCTTATCTTAAGTTTTTAAATGCTTGTCTTGGTAATTTCATACCATTAAAAGTATGACCCCCACCGCCAATGTGACGAAAAGGGCTCTTATTTAATTTACTGAATTTATTAGAGTTATCCAAGTTTTTTGCTAGTCCAGTTTCCTCATAGCGCTTTTTATAACCCCTATTTGCTTGTTGCACTTTAGCAAAAGCAATTAATGCTGCAAATGATACAAGTCTATCGACGTTAACCCCATCACGATATGCCATCATCTCTTTCATCAACATGATATCTGGAATGCGCTCTATACCATAAGTTGTTTTAACAACTTTACCATCATCTGTAGTTTCTTGATGAAGCTCTTCTCTTATAAACTCAATCGCATAACTAATCATATGACTCTTAAATAAAGTTCCGGTATTACGCCATCCGTATTCCTGAAATACATTTGCATTAGCACCAATATCTTTTAAAAATAATATTTGACTTCGTGGTACAAGATAACGCTGTTTTTTTCTATGAATCATATGTTGAATAAATAAACTAATATTATTTTCAACAATTGTCCAGGCGTTATACCACTCAACAATCATCTCAAGGCGCTCGTGAGTTTTAGCTATATCATCAAAGCGGCCGCACCAAGCAGCTACTATTTTATCATTTTCAATAAATGTTTCTACTTTTTCACCATCATTGCGAGTTACTTCAACTGCTGTTTTATAAACATATATAGAACACAATGATTCTGAGGTTGTAGTTTTACCTTCACCCACGGGATCGACACTTGCATAATACATCCCAAACTCAGGGTCGTTTACTGGACGCTCATATACTACTAGCACACCGGTTTTATCCTCCGTATTTTTAGTAATAGGAAATTCAGTAATAGGAAGTTTGTTAGTTTCCTTAGTAGCTATTTCACCTTTTTCATTTCTATAGATATCTAAAAATTCATAAGGATACATCTTCTCTTCTATTCTTCTAACTTGTGCAGCAACTAAATGTCCAGGAAATACAGATACTGTTCTAAAATCAAATGCTTCTTTAATATTTCTAGGGTGCTGAGATATACGCAACTGATACTCTTGCGGATCTAACTCTCTTTTCCATTCAGCAAACTGCTGATCTAATGCAGCTAATGCTTCTTCTACTTTAGAGTTACCATACTCATCAATAAATGGAGGCATAGACCACTGCTCTGGAATAAATAACCCTGTTTTTCCTATAATACCTGTATCATCTATTAAGTTAGAATCTACTGCATATATATCATTGGCATCAGGTCTTGTGATCATCTTTTTAAGCGGCTCACACTGAGATAAATCCCCCACGGATCCTGCAGCAATAAACATACCTGTAGTCATGAAACCAGATTTCATAGCAGGTCGGATATACTCAAATGTTGTATCCATCTTAGGAGCAATACCCGCTTCCTCGTGGAAGAAGTATTTGCATGGTCCCCCTACCCCGTTAGTCGGATCTTTCTCAAAGGACATCCCTTGCATTACGCCTTTAAGACCTACTTCCGATTTACGCTTGCTTAGTGGGTCTACAGTTTCAATCTTCTGCTGCCACATCATAACCTTATTAGGGTTCATAGGGCGGTACCATGCTGTATGTTTATTTAAGAAAGCCTCATATTCATTTAAGAATTTCCAAGTACCTTTCTCATTAATATAATCTTTAAGGCTAGCACCCATCTTTAGAGTAATACCTTCCTCAAACCATATTTGATTAATAAGCTTACCGGCGTGAAAATAGCTAGATGCAATTTGACGTTTCTTTAATATCGCAGAATGTTTATAGTTTAATTCTGCAAGTATTTCATATAGTGCCATGTGATATTGGGCATCACGTACATCAGCAAAACCAAATCTTTGAGTCTCCTTGTTAAATATTGGTAGGAAGTTTAACCACATATAATAGTCACGGGGTATGTACCACGCATTGCCATTGTTTTTATAAATAGCACCTACCTTACATTTATTCTTTTGGTCATTCCAATAAATAATAAAATCTTTAGTACCCTGTGGAGCTTTACAATAAAATCCAATTTCATTAAAGACTCTAGCTTGCTCATTGAACATTTTGCTGGTCTCATCAAAATGGTATTGACCAGGCTCTTTAAATATACCTTCTACAAATTCCTTAAAATCATTACGAGTAGGAAAAGTAGTCACTGACCACTCTCCATTTTCCCATGTAGGAATTTCTATGTTATACTCTTTTAGCATGCTTCTTCTTTAGACTATGTAATAAGTCTTTTAATTCTTTAAATCCTCTAGGTTTTATTTGTCCGTTAAGATAAGATTCAATATCTTCTCTGCGTACCGCATACCATTTTTCTTGATATATGTTATAGTGTAACAAGTAATCATAAAGATAATCACATTTGGTCATATGCGAGCCCCGCCCCGCCTCGAGCACGGCTCGCCTGCTCTTCCTGGAGGTCTTTGTACGCGCCTTTGTAGGCTTCGCGGATTTGCTGGAATTTTGCTGCTGTGTTTGTAAGCGCTGTGATGTTGCCGTCTCTTCCATCTGTAATACTTGTTGTGGCCATATAGTTTGCTAAACGGTCAAGCATTTGCTTAATACCATTATACGCCCTCATGGTCGGGGTTTCATATAATTGTTTACAAAGTTCTAATGCGCCTGGGATACCATCATCCTCAGAACTAAACTCTGCGTTTATCTCTGCTAATATAATCTCTTCTTTGTCATCTTCAGCAAGATTAAAAAAAGGATTTAAGTCTGGATTAGGACAAGTCATGTAAAATAAGTACTGGTATATCTTTAGGTAATCCTCTGGATAATCATCCATAATTTTCTTAAGAGTACTTATTGTGTAACAATGCTCTGTAGGTACAATTACATTGTTTTGTATATCAAATAATTTAACAATCATCTTTATCTACGTTATAATAAAAGCTATTAGTTTCTTCTGTAATCCATCTATTGGACACGCTTTCTACAGATGGTAACATTGTATCCACCTTTATTTCTTTTGGATCTACTGGAAAAGGTTTAGTTACCCAATTGCTATCTCTCCAAAATATTCTATTATTTGGCTGACATAATAAATAACCATCATCAGCTACTAATATGTGCCCGCATTTATAGTCACTGGCTTCATCAGAATAAGGATTATTATACCAGTCAATAGTAAACATATATGTTGCCCAAATAAAACTCTTGTCTTTAAGTATAACTTGGCACTTCTTTTCTTTAAGATGTTCATAGCTAGTAACGCTTACATTCTCAGAAAAACAGTCCCATAATTGCTTCATGTGAAAATCTATATCGTTAGTGGGCTCCTTTAAATATATTTCAGATATAGGTACCCGAGATCTTACCATACCGTAATCAGTCATTACATGAAAAGTAAGTATTTTAGTTGTAACAGACTGAATACCAAAAGCATATGCATTATGGTATACGTTATCATCCTCCGGTTTTTTAGTAAAGTGAGAAGCTTTTACTAAGCACTTAAAAGATGGTATGTTTTCATTAAGTTTAGCCATTTTCTTTTAGTCTGTTAATTATATTTATAACTTCAGTTTTAAGATATGGTACATCATATTGTACAATTTCTTGTACAACTGGCTCACCAAAATCATCATACTTCACAATTCTATTGTCATACGCATCCTTACCAGCTTCTTCAAATAGTATATGTTCTATAATCATTTTACCCGGTTTCAATCTAGGATTATGTTTAATAATCATATACATATAAAAACTTAACTGCAAAGAATAATGATTAAGATTACAGTCATCCAAATGGTTGACTGGATCAAGCATTTTATCAGTAATTCCTTCCCAGTTAGTGTAACCGGTGGTTTTAATTTCTTTATTTGTTTTATAATCATAGATGTTAACTTTACCATTTACCACCTCAACTCTATCCGCCTGGCCACATAACCCTGCACTCTTAAGATACATCATATGTTCGGGATATACACCATCACCAAGCTTTTGATCTGGTGCATTTTTAATACCATCTATTTCAATAGGTTTAAAAACGGGTACTACAATATCTTCCCTACTAATACTCTCACATGATAATAAATCACGCTCTCTTTGTGCATGATACCAAGTACCAAGACTCATAGCTCTATTAGATTCACTTTTCCAAGCTTCCTTAATAGCTTCTGGTGTCATACCATACCACTTGCTTTTTTTGCTTTTAGCTGACTTAGCAGCTATAGTATCAGCATCAAATGGTTTTTTAAATTTAGATATGACACTAGTTACACTGGTCCATGAGATGTTCTCATTAGGATCAATGCTGCTATAACTATGAGTCTCGGGTTTAAATATTATCGCCATCATTATCTAGTTTAGCGTTTAAATCATCTTCTTCCTCTTCCGTCATTACAGCAAACCATCTTCCATGTGGACATTCGGAAGACATGCTATAAGTTTTATACTTAAGAGAACAACCGCAATCTCCACAACAGGGTTGAGTACCAGGCACTTCACACTTAGTTCCCTTAAGATCAATAAGAGGACATGTGCTACATATATCATATCTGTAGCTTGCTATTTTCTCAATCTTTTTGCGAGTAAAGTAGTAATTAATTACTCCCTCTAGAATTAGCCATTTATTCTTCCAGATTTTCTTGATCTTTTTTACCATAACGCTTTTCTATTACAGATTGTTTTTTATCCTTGTAAGTTTCTAGTTCTTGTTGTATCTCTAGGAGGCGTTTAAGTCGGCTATCTGTTAAACTATAAGCTTGATACTTATTAAATGTTTTTGGTACAGGTGCCTTTTGGTACTCCCTATAGACATCAATAGTTCTACCTAATGTTTTTGGCATTACTTCAAAAGTGCCAAGATTTATAACATCAAGTCTAGGTGATGTTAAGTTAGTCATTTGTTTTCGCAAATCTCCCCAATAAAAGTCAAGAATATCTTTAACAAGATTCTCGTCTAATTGAAGATCACTCGCTACTTCGCTGTAAAGGGTTTTCGCTTTCTTGGGATTCAACTCTTACCATTTTATAGTCTAACAAAATATTACCTGTTGTTTGGATCATAATCTCTGGATTAAGCTTAATACGCTTTTTAGCTTTACCATTCTTAAATACATTTACCAAACCGCGTCGCTGACCTTTAGATATCGCATTTCTTACGGATTGGCTGTTGCCGAAGATATTATTATCGGCAACAGCATTACAAAAATCCGCAAGTTCTTTTTCACCTGATATTGCTAAATAGGTTAAGCAATTAAGGTCACGATCAGATACTGAAATGTTTTTTAAATGGCAATGTACATTAAGCTGAAAGCGCACAATATCCCATAGATTCATGCGCACTTTTTTTTGAACTTGATTTACTACTGCCATGATAAATTACTTTTCTTTTCTTAAAACACGCTTTTTAATTTCAGTTGTTTCCTCTGGACTTTCTGGAGCATCATCACCTTCTTGTGGAGCTGGAGCCATAATTTGTGCTTGACGCATTTGAGCAACTAAACGTCTTGCGCGTAGTTCTTCAATTTCTGTAGCAAGAGTTTCATAATCTTTTTGAAGTACAAGTACTTCGATTTGCTCTTTATAAAAAGACATTAACTCAGCTTTTTTCTCCTCAATTTGCTCAGGAGTAAGCATTTCTTGTTGGTTTTCCATAACTTTTAAATATTTAGGTTTACACAAATATATAACAAAAAGTTTAAACTCCAAATGTTTATGCAAAAAAATACCCAGGCACGTTTGCCCAGGTATTCTAACCTAAATTACTAACCTATATGAATTAAGACTTTTTAGAGTCTTCTTTCTTTGCTTTAATGTATCCAGTAAGCTCTGCAATGTTAGTACTCAACTGTGTCATGTGAGTAGTTAAGTTATCCATTTTTAGATCAAGCTTTTCATGAGCAGCTTTCTGGTCTTCTTTTAGTGCTTCCATACGGTTATAAATAGTTTCTTCCTTGTAAGTAAGGTCAGTCTCCAAAGATTCCATATCACCTACTAGTTTATCTACCTTCCCTTTTAGCTTTCCTAGCTCTTGTTTAAGCGCAAAATACGCTGATAATCCTGAGCCTATTGTCATCACTATCCAGATAACATCTTTGGTGCTAAACATCCATGTTTCCGCTGATCCCATAACTTATAAATATATACTTATAATATACAAAATTATCCCTTATTTACAGTAATTTCATAGTAACTTGTTACAGTTGAATCAGCTGCATTAAAATTTTGCATAGAGAATATAAAGTATTGATCCTGTGTCCAGTCTATATTATATGTAGAAACCGCTATAGTAGAAGTAGCATCATCATCAAAACCACCTGTATTATAAGGAAAGACTTCAGTAGAAGTACTTGATTTTACAACTAGTGTTCTTGATGACTGAGCATAAGCTCCAGTATTACCCAAAGATGCGATAGATATACCATTACCACCTACAGCATCTAATGTATTTACACTTATAAATTGTATACTACTTCCCGCAGTACCTGTTTTTCTACAGCGAGTTCTTACAAAGATGCTGTCCCCTGCAGATACAGTATTAGCTGGTATAAGAACACTTGTAGATTTAGTAGCTACTGTGGTACCGGTTACAATAGTACCATCACTTGTTCTAATAAATTGAGGATTTTTAATGCCTGCTTCTAATGCAACTGCAATAGCTTCTAGTCCTTGTAGTACCTTTAACTCATAGTTAAAGTTTGAACCTTTATCCCCCTCTTTAGGATTTCCGTTACCTAAACTCATAGTCTTTTACTTTTAGTATATTTCTCTCCACTGCATGGATACTCCAGCAGTTGTAGTTGTAGTACCAATATTTGTAGCATAGACCATATATATTTCAGAGTCTGTGCTAGTATAGTTCTGTACTATATAATTCTTTTTAGCTACTGAAGGATTAGCGTTATTAGCAATACCTTCTTTACCAGATGCTGACGCTGGCACATAACCAGATGCAATAACATCGCCTCCTGAATATGCAGTAGCACCTATATTATATTCTACTCCTGAATCAGTATCTACTGTAACCCATGCTGTACCTGTAGTTAATGCTGCCGCATTTGGCAACTTAATAACTTGATAAGTAAGCGGTTCTTTGGTAGAGAATATGTTATAATTATCTAATCTAACGATCATCCTATTCTCATAAGTATTAAAGGTATCCTTTAATCTAATTGCAAATAAAGGAAGACTTACGCCAGATGCTAAACTTCTAAGTGTAGTATTTAGTGCTGACCAGTTTTGCCCTGATTCTACATAACCACCTTCTGATAATACTGTAGAGCAAATTTGATCAAAATACGCAGCAGGATTGCTACCTGAACTTACAATTTCACATCTTACAGGAAGATTAGGATTGCTCATATATACTACACTAAGTACATTGTCATGGTAAAACTCATGAGCTACTACAAAGTTACCAGCATGTACAAATCCTACGCGTACTCTACCTACACCCAACCATTGTAACTCTATAAATAATATTTGAGTTTTAGTTATATCCAGATTGAATCCTGAGGGTCCTGTTCCATTACACTTATCTACATTCCAGTTTGCTTGGCTTACAATCTCAGCATCTACAGGTGAACCACTAGTATTTGTTCTAATTATAAACTTTAAAGTACCGTCCCCATCTTGTTGAAAAATGACACCATTATCATTATCATAGTAGCCACTTCTTTTAGTAACGCCTGGTGTAGCAGCATATAAGTTAAAGGTTGTATATATCAACTGGCTTTTACCAGGCATATACTGATGATAAAACTTAGTCTGGTGTATGGCAGAGCTATTAGCAGTAGTAGTAGTTGCTAATCTGGCACATGCCTGATCTGTTTGAAATGTAATATTTCCACCATTAGCAGTAATATCTAAAAAGTTAGGATCTAACCCATACAAATGTTTGTAGTCACCTAGTGTATAAGGTTCTGAAATACGGAGTCTACCAAAGGCATCGATCTCCATAGGGCCAGCTGATACAATGTTAGTATTGATACTAGTATTAATAGCATCAAGACCTTTTAGCATTTTAAATTGCCAGGTCCAGTTGTTCTTCTTGTCGCCTTCCGTATTTAAGTTACCTATGCTCATATACCTTTTTTTGCTTACCGCTTCCTAATGACATAGTTAGATTGCATTAAGGATCCGTTGCAGGAGACGTAGCACCTGCAACTGGAACCTATAATTAGACTTTTTGTTACCGCTAGTGTAGTTGTTATTACCTAGTGCCATACTTATACTGTTACGTTAACAATACTGAAAAATACTTTTACACTAGCTGTTGAATCATTTGCACCGGCATTCTGTAAAGTTACATCAAAATATCCTAATGAGCTTACTCTACCAACAATAGCATTTAAAAGCGGGCCGCCAGCACTACCAGCATTGAATAACGTTACGTGAACAATAGAACTACCTGTAACATTAGAATTAAAAACTCTAAAAGAGACCTCGTCTCCTGCTGGAATAACATTAGTTGCATCATAGTAAGTAGTAATAACACCTGAGTAGGTATTAAGAGTTACAGATGTAGTAATAGTGGTTAACTGTTCTACATCACCTGTGCTATATACTAAAGGTACTAAGTCAGCAACAGGCATTGCATAGTTCTGATACTTATCTCCGCGCTTAGCGTAAGATACATCTGCTCCTAGTACTAATAAGTCAGTAGCAGGGTTTTCAACGGTTGTTCTGGTAAACTTGTTCTTAACAAGATAGATCCAATTTAAAATGTCCATAGTTTTTAAGATTTGAGTTAATTATACTATAAGACTAAGATACAAAAAGTTATCTTAATTTCCAAGATTTAAATCTAGTTTAAGCATTGTAACAATATCAGTAGCATTCTGTACTTGATTACCATCTATAATAAAATTATCATCAAACAGAATAGCTTCACCATCTAACTCTATTAAGACTTGAGTACTACTTAGAAT